TATCTACAGTATTAGCATAGCCAGCAATTTTTAAACTTTTGCTACCTGTTTTCTTCTGTGCAGAATTCGCTTCAAATGAGGCACTTAAGTAAAATTTCTTATCCATTAGTCGATCCTTGTGTGTTTGTATCCTCTAAGGGAGTAACTGTTGTAGGCTCTGTTCTATCTTCTTCTACTGGTCTACCGCCCTGAGAAGGGTCTGTAGCACTACCTACTATATTTTGAGGCACTCTTATCTTATCCATTTCTGGATCTGTAGATCTTGATAGTCTTAAACCTTCTCTAGCTTCGTTAGGAGATATGATACCTCCATTTACTAGAGTAGTATAATACATAGCCTGAGTTTTATTATCTGGTTGTAGAGCAGAGATCGCATACTTATCTGGATATATTTTTACATCTCCCGCAAAGTATAACTGAAAGGCGCTACAATAACTATGTAGTATAGGTAGAACAACGTGATTATATAGAAGTCTTTCGTTTACTTCTATGTTAGCATTATTACCGCTTTTTAGTAAGACATAAGGTACACCTAACGCCTTACACATATCTTGCTGTAATCTATCAACTGAGGCTTCGAAATCTAGTTCTCTGAAGTTGATGTTACTAAACTTTTCAATTTTCAAACCACCGTCTAGGATGGCTGGACTTCTAGCTCCCTGAAATACGTTAGAATAAGTATTTCTCCAGGCTTCTAGTAGTCTTTCTTTTACCTTCTGACTTAGTACAGAATCTGTCTGTAAAACCATGCCAGGTATTGCATTATTTTTGAAGAACTGTCTTTGGAAGTCTGTTAAAGCATAATACAGCTCTATCAGTCTTCTAAGAGGCTTTAACCTAGAGGAACCTCTAAAGATTGAATCTTCATTATCTGATTTTACATGGATAATCTCATCCGGGTCAAAGTTTATATTATTAACTTTTGGCTTATCAAAACCGTAAAGAACCGAACCACTTCTGAGTTGATATTGATAATTTTTAACGAAAGTCTTTTCATCTGGCTGAATAGCTACTTCGTTAGCAGGTAATGCATATAGAGATGTTCCATCATAGTAAAAAAAGGCATTACCATCTAGCATAAAATCTAGGAAAGATCTGCGAAATATTCTATTTCTATCTTCAAAAGGATTAGGAGTTATATTTAAAAGTTTATTTAGTTTTTTAGGAGCCGCACCGCCATCTATGGTCAATGGCACATTTGCACAAGCGTTGATAATAATGTCTACAGCGCGACGTATTACTTCTACGTCACGATAAGCTCTTTCATAATCAACTATTGTTTCAGGTACTTGATAACCAGCGTCTCTAGCGATAGAGGGCTGAACTGGATTTAGCTTTTCAGCCACCCATGCTCTAGTACGTCCTAAAAATGTATCACTCAAGGTTATACCTCATACAATATGATAACAGTGTATAATATTGTTGTCTAAACTTTTTTATTTACTTTGTCTTATCCGTAGATACTTACTTTATTTTTAGCGTGTGTATAGATAGCGTATCTAAGTGCATCACAACAATGAGAAGCCCAATCGTGTAGAGGTTTTTCTTTCTCACCTCTATCATTCCATCTGTATGCACACATAGACTGATAGGTTTTAGGAACCGTAGTACTAAAAACTAATCTATTATGTTCAAGTAAAACTTGTAAATGCGTTATACCTTCATTTTGATACTTATTAGCGTTTTCGCAGTAAATATCATATTCATATGCAAGGTCTGCTTTCATTTGCTGAGCCGCACTATCTATGTAGATAGAATTAACTCCCCAATGATCTATAAGTTCTCTAAAATGTTCTGCATGAGTAGAGGTAGTAGCTTCTTTACTAATATACTCATCTACTACATAGAAATTCTCACCATCTGTAGCCACTACTAAGAATACGGTTTCGTCTCTATATCCAAGGTCTAATCCACCGATAAAATCAAATCGACTATCTTTAGGTTGTATATCAGACAGGTCTAATAAATGTCTAGTCTCATCCACTGCATATATCTGACCTTCGAAAGTAGACCACTCACATTCATACTCTTGTTTAAAGAGCTGTTCAGACATAATACTACGAGCTTCTTCGATATCCGTTATTGAAAGACGTGGATTAGCTCTCCAAGTATATAGAGAGCTACCCCACTCAGAATAGCGCTCGTCAGGACCACGATTAAAATACTCATAGATGTAATTGTTTTTTCCGCGAGGAGTAGTAATAAAGAGAGCCCTAGAATCATTAAAGGTAGAAAGAGCAGGGCGTAAGTCTCTGGTAAAATACTCATCATCATCTATGACTGCTGCCTCGTCTACAATTAAAAAATTAGCTGCTCTACCAACAAGAGAGTCTCTATTGTTAGCAGAAAGCAGCCTAAACGTAGAACCATTAATAAGTTTTATTACTTTATCTTTTTGATTGAAACGATCACATTCTATCTTAAGTTCTTGTATTAAATCTGTTACATAATCCCAAATAATAGAACTTAGGGTAAAGTTAGGAGCCACTACGATAACTTGTTGATTAGGCTCAAGTAGTTTAGCTAGTGCAAGGATAGATGCGCCAAAGCTCTTACCTGTACGACGCGCAGCAATATGCACCCAAAATCGGTGTTCTTCAAGGCCTTTAAAAAGACCCCATTGAGAATCGTTAAATATTACTTTTTCATCTCTAGCATACCTAGAGGGTATTTTTTCAAGTAACTTCTGAATATTAAGTTTAAAAAACGGCATTAAATAAGTCTAAATGTTTTGAGTATAAAAATGAAGAACGTAAACGCTCCTGCTCCTGCTCCTAATAACCAAACTGTAGTAGAGATAGATGTTTTACTTTGCACGGCTATAGTAGACAATGTTTCTAGTTTAGCGGCAAGAGCGGCTATCTGACTATTACTAAATTCTAATTTTTCTAAAATCTGTTCATATCTTAAAGTGCATAGAGCCTCGTGAGTCTCTAATCTAGCCTTATTATTATAGGCAATTTCTTTAATCTTATCTACATCATCACTCATTGTAAATGCCTCATAAGTTCTTTGACAAGATGGCTTCTAACAACATCATCTTGATAAAAACGTACTATTGATACGCTGGCACAATTAGACAATCGTCTAACTGCCCACTCTAATCCATTATCATGTCTAAGATCGCTTTGATCGAGATCTCCCGTAATAGCTACTTTTACACCTTCACCAAACCTAGTTAAAAACATCATCATCTGATCTCGGGTGCTATTTTGAGCCTCGTCTAGGATGACAAAGCTCTTATTAAAAGTTCTACCACGCATGAATGCTAGCGGAGCTAGTTCTATTTCGCCAGACTGTATCATCGAATCTAGCTTCTTAACGCCAAACCTCTGTTCAAGGCAATCGAACAGAGGTCGCATATAAGGATCTAATTTTTCTTCAAGAGTTCCAGGTAGAAAGCCAAAACTCTCATTGGTAACTGCAGGTCTTACTAGGATAATCTTATCTACTAGGCCTCGCTCGTATTCCCAAGCTGCTTGATAGGCTGCTATATATGTTTTACCGCTTCCGGCGCTGCCTAATCCGATGGTAATCGGATAGTCTTGTAAGCTGCTGTAGTATCTTCTTTGATTTTCTGTTTTAGGTATAAGACTTTTTTGATACCTAGGTTGTTCTTCAGGTTGTTGCTTGTACTTTTTAGACATTAAAGATATAATAACTTTCTTATTTATAACTGTAAAATGTTAATTATTTAATTAAGTAAAACATATATAGACTATGTGATAAATTTATTCATAACATTTTATTTATAATCTATTGTTTTTTACCCAGTTACCAAAAATTACAACGTGTTTCTCAAGTTCATTTATTGATTTCGTATATGGTACATAAGGTACCCTTTGTTTTTCACTCGCTTTGACATCTTCTAAAAATACCTCTTCAATCTTGTTAAATGTTGTTCTTTCTTCTTCTGGAACTCTAGGATCAAAATATATCTGTGTCATCCAATTATATCCCCACTCACTATTTTTATCTTTAGGAAAAACAGAATTAATAGAAAGACAACCAGGAGACCATTCGACAAAAATATGAGGAAAAATAAACAACCAAAATCCGCTATGAACTTTTTGATAAACCCAGCTGGTTTTATCATCAAATTTTACATCTTCATTGCTATATTGACTAGACAACCAGGGGTGTATTCCGTCTTTCCTCACGTGCAGTATATCGGTTTCGAGTTCAGATAGCCATAACCAACTGCCATTACTTTGACCTGTGTAGCAATGACTATATTCTAAATTTGTTTCACTAGCAATACAAGCGACCCACTCATGGTCCGGTTCAGCGAAATTTCTGAAAACTAATCCTGACATTCCTAAATTGTAGCTAGAACAATTCAATTTAAATGGATGATCGTTTACAGCCGCTCCCATACTGTCATATTCAAATCCATGAAGTTTGCATGTGATGTTATTTGTTGGTCCTAATTGTTCTCCAATTGGATAAAATCTGTGAGGGCAGGTCCTATTAAAAAGATTTATGGTATTATCAACTTTTGTCATGATATATTCATATCCAATAAATGGTTTATTCTTACACGAAGAAATGTGACCTATTATTTGAGGTATTTGCTTAAACATTCCAAGAATTCATTTCCTTTATAATCAAATCTCTGTGACCAAAAATGTGATTGTAATCAGGTCTATCATGTATTTTTACTTTACGGTAAAAGCCATCATTATATATCGGTTTTATTTTTGGTCTAAATGGTATATCGTACAAAATATGTTTAAGTTCATTCATGGATGAACCGTTTATAGCATCTATCATGCTGTAAGCGATAGACGGGTTATGTGCAAAGAAAGTGATATTATCTTCATTGCAAAAAATCTTTGAATACGAATCCCATTCGGGATGATCTACATACCAGCAGCAGTCTCCGTCTTCGATAAGATGATTACCGTCTACAAACAAACCACCCTGTTTTTGTGCATAAAAACCTGCCAGAATACTAGAAACAGAATTTAGCCCTATACCGTTAAGTTTGTCTGCGATTAGATTGTTGAATAACATCACATACTCATTTTCAGAAATTGTCAAGACTATGGGTATTACATTCAATTTTTTGCATAAGTGAAAGGCGTAGGCAGTTTCATAGTCATTGCCGTGTGTTTTCACAATAATTGGCACGATATCAATCTTATTTCTATGAAAAC